TACAACAATTGACACAGAGTCTTTAACTGCAAGTAGAGCTTTAATTTCAAATAGTTCTCAAAAAGTAGCTGTTTCAGATGTTACAGATACTGAACTAGGTTATTTAGATGGAGTATCATCTGCTATACAAACACAGATAGACTCTAAACAAGCTACTATTACAGGTGCAGCTACAACTATTGATGATGCTGATTTAACAGCAAGTCGTGCTGTAGTATCGAATGGATCAGGTAAAGTAGCAGTATCAGATGTAACATCTACAGAATTAGGTTATCTTGACGGAGTTAGTTCAGCAATTCAAACTCAGTTAGATGCTAAACAGGCTACAATAACTGGATCAGCAACTACAATAGATACAGAATCTTTGACAGCTAATAGAGCTGTTATATCTAATGGTTCACAAAAGATTGCAGTATCTGACGTTACTTCAACAGAATTAGGATATTTAGATGGTGTTAGCTCAGCTATACAAACTCAAATGGATACTAAAGCTACAACAGCATATGTTAATGATGCAGTAGCAGGTCTTAGAACAAGAGTAGTAGTAGAAGCAGCATCAACAGGAAACTTAGATTTAGCTTCTGATCTTCAAAATGGAGATACAGTTGATGGTGTTACACTTGCAACAGGTGATCAAGTATTACTTAAAGATCAATCTACTGCTAGTCAAAATGGTATTTATACTGTTGTATCTAGTGGAACAGCAGGTAGATCTACAGAATATGATTCAATAGATGAATTATCAGGTCAAATGGTTATTGTTAATCAAGGATCAGCTAATGATAATAAATTCTTTTTATGTACAACAAATAGTAATGCATCATTAGGATCAGACTCAATTTCATTTTCACAAGTTACACCTCAAAATAATGGTACTGTTACATCAGTAGGATTAGCTGATGCAGGAGCTTCTGAATTTACAATAGGAAGTACACCTGTAACTTCTAGTGGTACTATAACTATTGCAGTTAATAGTATTGCAGACACAAAATTAGGAACAATTGGAACAGCAAATAAAGTATCTTTAACAGCATTAAATATTGATGGTGCTTCAGATATTGGAGCTGATTTAACAACATCTGATTTAATTGCTGTAGATGATGGTGCCAATGGAACTAATAGAAAAGCAGCATTATCAAGAGTAATAACTTTAGTACAAGCAAACATAGATGATCCAACAGCACTTGCAATAGCTTTAGGATAAATATATAAATAGGAGAAACAAATGGCAAATACGTTTAAGGCAATCAACTTCGCAGCAGAACCAGCATCAGCTGGAACACCTTATGTGATGTATACAACAGCTGGAAGTACAACTACAGTAGTTCTTGGTCTTGTATTAGCTAACATTCATACATCAGCAGTAACAGCTGAAGTAGAACACGTTAGTACAACATCAAATAGAGGTGGAGCAAACAATGTTGCTAATGGTACATCATTCTTAGTTAAAGATGTAACTATTCCAACAGGAAGCTCATTAGAAGTTTTATCAGGTTCTAAAGTAATTTTAGAAGCTGGAGACAAAATTCAAATAGATTGTTCAGTAGCTGATAAGATTTCAGGCACATTATCAGTAATGGAAATCACATAATAATTAGGAGTTAAAATACATGGGTTACATAGGTAAAAAACCAACAGATGCACCATTAACATCAAGCGATATTGCTGATGGTATTATCTCTACTGCTGATTTAGCTAACACAGCTGTAACAGGAGCAAAGGTAAATACAGATGTTATTTCTGCACAGACAGCACTAGCGACAGCACCAGCTGATACAGATGAATTTCTAGTATCGGATGCTGGAGTAATTAAAAGAATTGATTATAGTTTAATTAAAGGTGGTGGAAGAAGTGCTTTGTTACACACAATAACAGCAAGTGATGTGGCTAATGTGACATTTGATAATACTTATATTACATCTACTTATAAAGATTATTTATTTACTTGGTCAAATGTACACTCAGCTTCTGACAATGTACAATACCTTTTAAAAATTTCAACTGATAACGGTTCAAGTTTTAAAAATGATAATGACCACCAAGAAGCTGGTTTTGGATTAGCCACAAATAGTGGTTCGTTTATACAACAACAAGGCAATAGTAACACTTCATTTATTATAGCTCCAAATAATATGGGTGGTGCTGCTGGTGAAAGCAGTTCAGGACAGATAACTTTTTTTGATATATTAGGAACAGATAACTTTAAACAATGGTTCGGTCAAACTATGTACACTAAACCTGATCAAGCTGCTGACCATTTTGTACTTGCTGGACAATATAAAAAAACAGATGCATTAAATGCAATTAGATTTGACATGAGTTCAGGTAATATTTCATCAGGTGTATTTAAAATTTACGGAGTAGCATAATATGTATATAGGCAAACAACCAACAATAGGAAACTTTCAAGTCTGCGATGCTATTAGCACAGTTAATGGTCAAGCAACTTATAACTTAACAGTAAACTCTGTAGCTGTAACACCTGAGACTGCCAATCATGTCTTATGTTCAGTTAATGGTATATTACAAAAACCAGGATCTTCATTTACTATTGTAAATTCTACAATCGTATTTAGTGCAAATCTAGTAACTGGCGATGTTGTGGATTTTGTTCATATACTAGGATCAGTTCTTGATCTTGGAGTACCTAGCGATGATACAGTAACAGCAGCTAAACTTGGTGCTAACGCAGTAACAGGTGCTAAATTAAATACAGATGTTATATCAGCTCAAACTGCTTTAGCTACTGAACCAGCAGACACAGACGAGTTTTTAGTTAGTGATGCAGGTGTATTAAAGAGAATAGACTACTCACTTATAAAAGGTGGTGGTGGCTTAGTTCTTTTATCACACACAACTGTTTCAAGTGCTGCAGCAAGTGTTGAATTTACTTCAGGTATTGATAGCACTTATGATGCTTATAAATTTATTATTTCAGGTGCAAGACCTGCAACAGATAACCAAGATATGAGCATACTTTTTTCAGTTGATGCAGGGTCAAATTATTTAACTTCAAATAATGTGTATGTACTATCATCAACAGATACAGGAGGTGATGGTGGAAGTACCCAAGACGGAAGTGCTTCAGCAATACTTTTAGGTGGTGATAATGTTGGAAGTGCTAGTGATGAAAGTTTTAATTCAGAACTTATATTATATAATCCATCAAATACTACTTTTCATAAAAACGTATCTTTTCAATCTGCTTATTTTGAAAAAAATGCTAATGCAGTTTTTGCTGTTGGTATGGGAGCATGTACAGGTTCTGTTGCGGCAGTAACTGGTATTAAATTTAACTTTGTTAGTGGTAATATAGCAGAGGGTAGTTTTACAATGTACGGAATAGCAAAAGCATAGGAGATAAATTATGGCTCTTAACTTTGCTAACAACAATTCCTTATCAGCAATCACAGCAATACCAGCTAGTATTAGTGGTGGTGGATTAAATTTAATATCAACACAGACAGCTAGTAGTAGTTCTAGTGTTTCTATCACAAGTGGAATAGACAGTACCTATAAAGAATATATCATCAAATTAATTAATGTTCACCCAGCAACAGATAATGATGAATTACAAATTAACTTTAGTTCTGATGGGGGTTCAAACTACAATGTAACTAAAACTTCTTCTGCATTTATTGCACAACACGCAGAAAATGATAGTTATACATCTTTTTATTATGATGGTGGTGCAGATTCTGCACAGCTCACAGGCGACCAAACAATTCACGAAAATGTAGGTGGTGATAATGATGAATCTTGTTGTTCGACTATACATCTATATGACCCCAGCAATACAACTTTTGTTAAACATTTTTTAATAACAACTAATTCATCAAATGGCGACCCAAATAATACAGTTACTAGAGTTGGTGGCTATTGCAACACGACATCAGCAGTTGATGCAGTAAAATTTGATTTTATTGGTGGAAATATACAAAGTGGAGTTATAAAATTATATGGCGTTAGTTAAATACAATAACAATTCAATTTCAAGTGTAACTGCTTTAGGTAGCTTACCAGCTGGTGGTTTAAATTTACTTGCCACAAACACTATTACATCAGGAGTATCGTCATCTTCTTTTACTTCTAACATTGATAGCACGTATGATACTTATATATTTAAGTTTATAAATATGCACCCAGCTACTGATAACACACATTTTCAAGTTAATTTTAGAGATGGTAGTTCAGCTTTTGATGCAACAAAAACTACAACTATGTTTTTTGCAAGACATAGGGAAGATGATGGAGCATCAAGTTTAGCTTATTCATCAGGAGAAGATTTAGCACAAAGTACAAATTATCAAAATTTATATTTTGATACAGGAAATGGTAATGATGAGTCAGGAAGTGGTGAGATGTTTTTGTTTTCACCCTCATCAACAACTTTTGTAAAACATTTTATTGCTAAAGCTAGTTCTTATGGAGAAACTCCTAGAGAATATAATACTTTTTGTGCTGGATATTGTAATGTAACTGCAGCTATTGATGGAGTAGATTTTAAATTTTCTAGTGGAAACATAGATAGTGGTGTAATCAAAATGTATGGATTGAGTAAATCATAATGAGCATAATTAAATTAAATAACAGAGCAGTAAAAGATGCAACAGCAGTAGGTAGTATAACAGGACTTGGTAATTTAGTTTTTATATCAAGATCAACTGCTAGTTCATCAGCAAGTGTAAGTATTACATCAGGAATTAATAGCACCTATAAAGAATATATATTTATGTTTAATAATATTCACCCAGCGACAGATGATGTTTTCTTTACATTTAATGGAACAAGTGATGGTAGTAATTTTAATGTTACAAAAACTACAACAACTTTTGGTGCATACCAAAACGAAGCAGGTAATAGTACTAATTTATTTTATGATACAGGTGATGATCTTGCACAAAGCACAAGTTATCAAAATTTAGTTGTTGATAGTGTCGGTAATGGTAATGATGAAAGCACATCAGGTATTTTACATCTATTTGACCCAAGTAATACAACTTTTGTTAAACATTTTATAGCAAGAACTAATATTTATCATGATGGTGATCATACTTTTGATAATTATATAGCTGGATATTTTAATGATACATCAGCAATTACAGGATTAGATTTTAAAATGAGTTCAGGAAATACAGATTCAGGTACAATAGATATGTATGGAGTTCTGTAAATAATTATGATAACAACAACAATAACAACTAAGAAGGAGAACAATTAATGCCTAGATACAAAATGGTAAATGGAGAAAGAATCCAATTTACAGCAGAAGAAGAAGCAGCTAGAGATGCTGAAGAAGCAGCTTGGGAAGCTGGTGCTTTTGATAGAGCAATGGCAGATTTGAGAACAAAAAGAAATAATTTGTTATCAAGCTCTGACTGGACTGCTGTATCAGACACAGCTTTAACATCTGCTAAAAAAACAGAATGGCAAACTTACAGAACAAACCTTAGAAATTTAACTGATGGTTTAAGTACTGTAGATGATGTCAATGGTGTTTCATTCCCAGCACAACCTGATTAATAATGGCTAACGTCTATAAAAATGCAATGTTTTCATTAAACAGTACAAATAAAACTACTGTTTATACTTGCCCTACAGATAGAACAGCTTTAATTAAAACAATACAAGTAACAAATATTCATTCAGGTGCTAATGAAGTAGAAGCATTTACAACAGATTCATCTGATTCTAATGCTGAACATGAAATAGCACATATATCTTTAGGTTCTAAGAACGTAGAAAATTTAGCTAAAGGTACAATTGTTTTAGAATCAGCAGATACTTTAAAAGTAAAAGCTCAAACTGCTGATGATATTGCAGGAATAATAAGTGTATTAGAAATATTTGACGAAAAATCTGCATGATTGAATTGGTTTATATACCACATGATATGACTGACGATGCGTGGAAACACGTTGAAAAAGACATCGCAGATGCGTTAGCTAGATCTAATGGTTATGCTTTATCTTCTAGTATTAAAGAATGGGTAAAAGAAAAGAAGATGCAACTTTGGATGTTGTGGGATAAAGAAGAAAAGAACACACAATATTATGGTGTTGTAGTTACCGAAATATTACAGAGACCATTAAAAAAATGTCTTAACATAAGAATTATGACAGGACATCATAGAGATAAGTGGCAACACTTAATTAAAAATATAGAAAAGTTTGCTTGGGATAACAAATGTGATTCAATGGAACTCATTGCTAGACCA